CTTGCCTGCTTCTGCAACTCATCATCAATATTGGCTGGATCAATCTTTGTAATCTGCCTTGCAATATTAGGGTAAGTTTCTTCTGTAATATCTCTAAGACTTTTTTCTAGATCATTCATTTGTTTCCTCATATTGTTGCGGTAAGTTATGTTAACTCATTACTCTCTTGCATTAAAGTTCCCTCTGTCATCCTCAAAGTTGAGTAATTTACATCCATAGGGATTACGTACCTTTGCTTACTGTCTCTGGCCTTGATGACATAACCCCTCATCTTACCATTGTCGTATTCTTCTTCTGTCTGATTTAGAGACAGAGCCCAATCCACTGTCCTAATCTTACCATAAGAATCAGCAAGCTGCGCATCGGTAATAAGATTCACTCTCCTACCTTCACGGTTAACCTGAGAGGCTGTCCACACAAGGCAGTTATACTCTACAGCGAGTCCTCTGAGTTCTTCCGCGATTCTCTGCTGAGCCATATACTCCTGCTCGATAAGACGGACTGGGCGTAGAAGTTCAAGGTAATCCACAATAATAAGATCGGGTTCAAAATTGTCATAACTCTTCAACTGTACCAAAAGTGCTCTCAGGGTATTAACGTTCGCTTGGCCTGTTGGGAACTCCTTAATTACTAGTTGCGACTTCGGAAAATGCTCCTTAAATAAGGTAAGACGCTCGTTCAACAATAATTGAGTAGAAGGCTCCTTGAGTTTAGCTATAGGCAACAGAGTAATGATTGAATCAAACCTGTTTGCAATTTTATCCTCTGACATCTCCAAAGAAATGTACAATACCTTCTTATTCTCCATCATAGAAGCTACTGCCTGATTAACCAAGAACAGGCTCTTTCCTGTCCCAGCAGAAGCCACGACCATACACAATTCTTTTGCATTATGCCCGCCTTCTAGGTAATTATTGCATACTGGGAAGATAGTCTTATACTTGTCAATATCTCTTCTAGCTAGTAAACGTTCCCATCTTTCCTTTACTGAAGAAAAGTAAACCTGCCCATTATCAACAGTCCTACAGACCATAAGAGCTTTTCTAATAGTTTCTTCGGTCTCGTCTAGCCTATCTTCCCTAACGAGATCTACACACTTGCGAATTGCCTCTTTAACTTCCTGCTTGCGAGCAAAATCCTCGATATAATCTAACAAGAAATCTTTACTATTGAAAGCACTTACATCAAGTCCATTAATATAGGTGATCTCATCCTGATAATCCGACAAATCTTCGGACACAGGCTTATCTTCCCTCACCATTTCGATGAGCACATCATCAGTAGGAAGCTTTAAATATTTGTCATGATACTCCCTAGTTAGAGTAAATAACTTCCCATGTATGGGAAATTCGAAGTGTTCTGGCTTCACTAGATTAACTATTTGCAGATAAAAGTCCTTATCAGACTTCAAGAGATACAAAATAGTCCGTTGAATATTGTCAGAAAAACTATATTTCATTGATTTTTTAGTAAATAGAGTTTAAATTAGGATTAAGGTCCCTATGAGGGTCTTTACCTGCTTTACTATACCACTCTGTCGTGATTTGTCTAGCATTTTTCTTTCTTTGGACGATTTCTTTATCGGAACACCTCCTCGCAGTACCCTCTTTGACCATTTTATCAAAATTAGGCACCATTCTCTTATAAACTCTAGCACTCTCCACCGATCTATCTTTTGAATATTCACATTCAGTTTTTAAAAACTTATCAGCGGTTTCTTTGTCCATACCATCTTTTTGAAATTTCTCCACTTTGGCTTGATTAGTGTAAAAATCCATTCCTTTAAAATGAATAGACGGAGCAGTAAATACTCTTGGTCTTTGTTTCTTACAAAGTGAGCATTTACTTCTTTTAGGAGGGTTACTCATGGAACCTTTCTTGTCCCAATAAACCTCGCATTCATTACATTCAAATCTATAAAATACCATTATTCAACATCATGGATACGTACCATTACCTCTTCCTCTGGCATTACAACGAATTCATTCCCTCTCAGACGAACTGGAGTCCCGGCGTGAGGAGGCACTAATACTTTATCTCCTACACCTAGAGCGAGGCAGTCTGGACCTACTCCAAATATCTCCCCCTCTACAGGCTGCTCTTGAGCAGCCGTAGCAAGGACAATTCCCCCCTCCGTAACTGTTTCTGGGTCGTCACGACGCAATAATACTCTATTACCTAAAGCTTCAATTCTCATAGTTCTTTTTCTAGTTTTACCCACAATCACCTCCGTTTATAGAACAGAAAGTCATGTCTTGGACTTTCTCTTCTATTACAGACGATGTCCCCATATATTTTTGAATATTTTCCTTATCCAAGGGAATAGCTTCTAGAGGCTCTTGTCCCTTAGAACCTGCCCTATATATAGTTAATCCTTTCAAATAAGGAGCAAACGCTAACGCAGTATTACTTAATTCTTCCGCTGTAGCAGTTCCTGGGAGATTAATCGTTTTACTAATGCTACTGTCAATATATCTCTGGAACACTGCCTGTACTGCCATATGTTGCTTTGGAGATATATCATATGCTCCTACAAAGCTATCCAAGCTCAAACCCTTCTCATAATATTCCTTAAACAAAGGATCTACTACCACCGTTTCTTTCCAAGTATTATTTTCTCTATATCGTCTCTTGTACATTGCTGAAAATATAGGCTCAACACCTGAGGATACTCCATGCACCATACTAATAGTTCCTGTAGGAGCCACAGTCAGCATAACTGCATTTCTAATACCGTGTTCTCTAATAAGCATCCTAATCCTTGCAGGAAGAGACCTAGCAAATTCTTCCTTTAAATACTTTGACGCATTAAACTCTTCAAAAGGACCTTTATCCCTGGAAAGATAGAGGGAAGTTTTATACGCCTCATCACGGAAGGTACTCATAAGCCTGTCCGTAAACTCAAGGCATTTATCACTACCGTATTTGATGCCTAACTTAATAAGCATATAATGGTATCCCATAATACCCAGCCCAATACGACGAGACTTATGAGCAACTTCACGACATTCTTCAATAGGGAATGAATTGACAGTTAACACATTATCAAGAAATCTAACACCCGTCCTAACTGAGGCTGCAAACCGTTTCCAATCAAACTCACCATCCTCTACCATATTTGAAAGATTAACGTGACCCAAGCAACAATTACCAAAATTAGGCAACGGAATTTCACCACAAGGATTGGTTGAATCTAGAGTCTCAAAGTAAGAGACGTTAGTATACTTATTTGATAGTGAAATATTGTAAATTCCAGGATCTCCAGACTTTACAGCACTGCCCCAGATTTGGTTCCATAGTTCTTTCGCTTTTAAAGGAGTTTTTCTAACAAAGTTAAAAGTATTACCCGAACCTATAGAGTAATGTTGTATTGCCCTATTAAGTGCATCTTCCTCATTCAATCCTACTGTATTGATTGGGACTATTCCTTCCTTGCTAACACGATTGAACGAATAAATATAATACTTCCTACTATTAAAAGTAAAATACCAATTCTCATCATTTTCGCACGCCTCTAAAAACCTATCAGTAACCGCTACTGAAATATTAAAATTTGTTAACTCTTTTTTATCCAGCTTAACGTGAAGAAAGTCTAACAAATCAGGGTGGGTAACATCCAAAATACCGATCAAAGCAGTGCGGCGATTCTTTCCTGCCCTCACATGATTACCTATCTCATTAATCATTCGCATGACAGAAACCGAACCAGGAGCGGAATTGGCGATATTTTGGATATCATCTCCCTTGGGACGAATCTTGGAAAAATTAAACCCAATCCCTCCACCAGCACAAGAAATACGGTAAGCATCTTGAATCAACTTACCTATAGACGCAACAGAATCTCCTGGCTGTAGTACATAGCAGTTTAGTAAGTTATAATCCTTCCTACCCGACCCAAAAAGAATTCTACCTCCTGGGATAAAATCACCTGAGGCAATAGCGTCATAAAACCTTTTGCACACCGATTCCTTGTCCTTATCACTCTCAGCAGCCGCTACATGTTGTGCTACAGCCCTAGCACGATCTCTCCATGTTTTTTCTCCTGGATAGGCATACCGCTGCTCGAAGATTGTTTGGCCGAGATCGTTCAGTTGTGCAATTGTCATGATTTTTCCTTTAGCCTGGAGTTGCCGCGAGCCTTTATTATAGTGACCTTATTCCCGAAATCCAACGCAGATTTCAAATTATCATTATGGGTAATTACGAATAAATCCTTACTTTTTCTCAATTCTCGCATAAATATATACAAGCCATTGATCCCATCAGAATCTAAATTCTCGGCTATTTCATCAAGAAAAAGAAGATTAGTTTTACTGCCCGTCACAACGCTCAATAAGTCCTGTAGGGCCATCATAATTGCTATATTTATTTTGCGTTTTTCGCCGCCAGAAAGTGAGATATGTGGAATATCTTGACCTCCACTACTAATAGTCTCATTAAGCTTCTCATCAAATTCTATTTTTAGTTTACCCGAAGAAAGCCAAGTAACATACTTGTTGCAATTAGCATTTAGATAAGTCAAAACATTTCGAATAATGTATTGAACCATTCCCTGTTCAGAAAAAGCTTTCTCCCAAAACTTCATCAACTCATATTTCTTTTGATTGTCTAACTTTTCTGATTCTTGTTCATCTATTTTATCTTGTAGTTCTCCCAGCCTCTCCTTGTAAACATTTTCTGAGTTACACAAATCCAAAAATTCTTGAAACTTACCAAGATCTTTTGATTTAATAGGAATATCTATAGAGGCTTTTTTTACTATACTGCTTTGTAAATCTTTCTCTTTTAAAGCTTTTATCTCTGTCAATTGATTTATTTGGTAATGCAATTTTTCTAAATCCTCTTTATCTTGCCCTACCTCATATGATGACCCGCACTCACCACACTTTTCGGTAGAATTATGAATACCCTTGTTAGCCTTAACATGAAGTTTAAAAAGAGCGTCCTTAAGTCCAGGAAGCACATCATCCCTAATAGCTTTAATATTATTGGATAAAGCATCTACTTCTGCTTCTTTTGTTAGGATGTCAGACATCTTAATACTCTTAAGATCATCACTAAATTTGTATTTGCCTTTGTCTTTTTCAATGTAACTGAGGTTACTTTCTAACTGCTTTACGTCTTTTAAGTATTCTTTAATAATAAACGTTCTATTCTTAACTTCATTATTAAACTGAGATTTAAAAGATTTTACTTTTTCCCTGTTTTTAAAAATCTCATCTAAGTTGAGAAAGTTTTTAATTATTAAACGCTTGTCCTCTGGAGTTGCGCCTAAAAATTCAATAGAATTATGCTGTCCCAGGACCATGGAGGTCATACATGTTTTATAATCTATCCTAAGGTATTTTTCGATAGCCTTTTGAGTTTCTATCGCATTTTCCTTAGTAAGATTCTCTTCACCCTTTATAAAATGAAGAGAAGTAGGCTTCTTGGATCTTTTAATTACTACATCATCATCCACATATACTTCAACTACACAATCCTTCCCAGCATTTACGTTTATTAAGGCAGATTCCGTAGACTTCCTAATTGTCTTACCAAATAGCCCCCATACCACAGCCTCAAACAACGCACTCTTGCCTGCCCCATTTGATCCGCCAGTATCTTTATTCTCGCCTTCAATTAAGGTAACTCCTTTATACTTCGTGAAATCAAAATCTATCTTCTTAATGGAGTAAAAATTTTGAATTGATACTTTTTTAATCTGCATCTTTTAGTAACTTTAAACTTTCTAGTAAATCTTCCTTGGAAAGCATGGTTGTAGTTTGTTCGATATAATTATCAATCATATCATCCGTTATGGTAAATACCTCCTCTGAGGGCGTAAAGTTACTAATCTCATCCTCAGGAAAAACAGGATTATATTGTATATCAATATGTTTTACGTTGCAACACTTAGCAAGATCATTTTGCAAACTAACAGTGTTGTCTCCTGATAAAGAATCTATCCAAACTCTTAACATAGTAAAATATGCTGGGTCATTTATCTTTTCTAAATTATTATAAATATCCTCTATAGCATACGTTAAATGCCTAGGGCCTCCTAAGCCTTCGACCTTTTTCTGTGTATACGTCCAGTTATAAGGCTCGCCTTCTAATATACCATACCAATTTACTTTATCACTTTCACGATAGGTGGTAGTATACTGTGTCCCTAGGACTGTAACCCGGCCTTTTGTAATATTGTTGTGCAAATGCCCCAAAAATGTACGGTTGCGAAAATAAGAAAGGTCAAGGATGCCGCCATACTTACGAGCGTAAGACATATAATCAATGTAGCCAAAGTGACCAAACACCAAATAGTGTTCAGGACAAGACTCCAAAGATTCTTTAATAAAGCCTTCATTTTCGTAATGAGGGATAAAGAACCAGCCCATTTCACTGTCTCCCCCAACGTGTTCAAAAATCCGTATCCTATCTGTTTTAAATAAGCTAAGGGCAGTAACCCCATCATCTGCTTTAGTTTCTGCATCGTGGTTTCCTTTTATAATAGTAACATCACTTTTCCTAGAAAAGTAATTCAATAACTCCTGAGTTTTTAAGAGTACTTTAGGCTTAGGGGATCTCTTAATAAATACATCCCCTAACATCAGAACGTGATCAAACTCATCAGTATCGTAAATATTCTTAAGACATTCTACCTGAGCATCAAGATAACCAGGAATTACATCTCCAAGATGGTTATCAGTTATCATTAAGACTTTCAAAGACATACTCCTCTCCATCTCCGAAAGAATTACCCACTAGAATCTCTATATCGAACGGCACAT